ACCGGCCATTGCTCCTCCTCGCGAAACGAAACGGCCCCCGGCCGCACGCCGAAAGCGTAGCGACCGGGGGCCGTTTCTCTATGTCAGCCCCGCTCCGGCCAGTGCCAGGTGTAGGGGCCCTTCTCGGGGTCGTAGGCGGCGCCGCCGTCGACGATCGGCCGGAAGTGCAGACCGGTCGGGTTGGCGACCATCAGGCCGACGATGCCGTACGCCGCCGCCTCGCTCTCCGGGGCCGGGACCTCGGTCACCAGGGCGGCCCTGCAGACGGACGGGAACTTGCCGTCCGCGCTGCCCGCCGACGTGTAGTGGACCCACCGGTTGACGGGCGGCAGCTGGAGCAGGTGAGGCGGCGTCTTCGGCTCGTTTTCGATCTTGTTGTCGGTCACCAGCCACCGCTCCCGGGTAGCCCGTTGCCGCGCTCCACCGGCGCCAGGGCGCGGCCGTCGGCGTCCTTCGGGTCGGCAACCGGCGTGACCTGACTGCGGGCGTACAGGCCGAGCAGCACGTTGATGATCCCGGCGGCCAGGCCCATCACGGTTGCCGCTTGGCCGGTGACCACGCCGGTGCTCTGCACGTAGACGAGGATCGCCAGCAGCGCCGTCATGACCGTCACCAGCGTTGCAACCGGCGCGGTCCTGAAGAGGTTGAACATGGAAACTCAGCCCTTCCCGAGGATCTTCAGGGCCGCCGCCGTGACCAGCGCCAGCGGCGAACCGGCCGGGATCGCGTCCGGCTTCGCGTTGTCGGCGTCCACCTCGTAGTCGCGCGCCTGCGACAGATCGATCAGGTGGTTGCGGACTTCCCGTGCCGGGTTGCTCGGGTCGCCGGTCTTGGTGGTCAGCAGCTCGGCCGGAACGTTGTTGATCTCCGACCTCAGGCGCGTCTCGGCGGCGGCCACCAGCTGGGCGGTCCGCGCCTCAGACGCGGTGATCTGCGCCGCGAGCCACTTCTTGTCGGCGTCGGTCAGTGCCACAGGAATCTCCTCCAGACCCCAGGAAGCCGTCGAGGCTTCATGCTTCGTCTCGTATGACGCGCTGAAGTGCGCGTGCTCGTCGTGCGGACTGTCACCGGTATACGCCCGCTGCTTCCAGCCGTTCGACGCCTCCCAGATCCGCCGCCGGTAGATGACGTACCGGAGCCGCTTCTCGGCGCCGGACCGGCACCGGCCCACCACGTGCTGAACCACCATCTCCATGGTCAGGCCCGGCTCGCGCAGGTCGGTGTCGAGGTCGATGGCGTGGACCTCGTGCTTGCTGTCGGCGTCTCGGATCGGTACCCGGCCGACCTCGTCGTCGTTGTGGTCCGACACGCGCAGCTGATGGGCGGCGTTACCGATCGTGCCGTCGGTGGTCTTGTCACGGTTCGGCGCGATGCGGTTCAGCTCGGTCCGCAGCTGCCCGAGACAGGGAACCAGTTCCCAGCTGGCCATGCAGCCTCCTCCTCCTTGCTGTCTGCCTTAACGATACGCGCACCTCAGGCGCTATCTTGCTAGTCCCCGACCGACGTTTTCGATCATGGAACGTAAGCCGTTCTGCACCGGCACCTCCCGCAGCGACGCAACGACCGCATCGACCCGTGGGGCGATCTCGGCGGCCCGGCGCTGCTGCTCCTGCGCGCGGTCGCGGAGGCGTTCGGCGGCTCGCAGGGCTTCATCTTCGGCCTCAGGGTTCCAGCGCCACGACCACGGCCACCTCACGAGGTGCCTCCCCGATGCCAGCCGCGCAGTGACGCTTCCCGGAGGGCGTGGAGCACTCTGTCCTGGTTCTCTGCCAAGATCATCAGCTTCCCAACCGACTCGACGAGTGATTCGACGGTGTCAGTATTGGCCTTTACCCCAGCCTCGGCGACCTCAGCCCTCTTCTCGGCGCTTTCCCGCATCTGGTCCGAGACGCTGCGCGGCACGATGTGGCCCCGCAACATCCCGTAGAAAACCGCCAGAACCGCCGAAAGCAGGAGTCCGATAAGCACCCATGGCAAATTTTGTGCATTTACCGCAATCACCCTTGCCCCGTTCCCTTTCATTGCCTACTGGCAATGAACCTACATGCAGGTCAGGGAACGGACGGAAGGGCGATCATCATCAGGGCCATCTGCGGCACGAAGGTGGTGTCGGTATTGATCGGACCAGCCGGAGCGCCGTTCCAGAACAGCTTCAACTCCAGGTAATCCGCAGCCGCAAGCTTCCACATCGTCAACGTCGCCGCCGGGGTCTGCCCGGACATCGTGTTCGGCGGGCAATACTTCGTCCCCTGAACGCCCGGGTTTCCGGTGGCCCCGTTGAGCGCCACCGTCACCTGAAGCGCCGCCGGGCTACCCCACGCCGCCCCCTGGTTCACCCCGGCGCTGGCGGCGGCCAGCACGACGCACGACACCGGAGCGGTGAGGCGCGTCGGGGTGGCCGCGTTGTACCAGGCGCCGTTGGCGAGCGGGCTGTCCGTGCCGTTGTCGAAGACGACCGTGTCCCAGGTGATCGTCGTGAGCGTCGCCTTGGTGATGGACTGCGCGGCGGCCCGCTTGACGAAGACCGACGACAGGCGGGTGAAGTTCGAAGCCAGCGTCGCCGTCTGCACCAGCGCCTGATCAATGTCGGCACCCATCGCCTGCACGTCGGCGGCGTTCACCACGTCCGACGTCCACGGGTAGCGGATCCGCTGGAAGGGGGTGTGTCGCATCACCATCAGGTCACCGGCCCCAGGTAGAAGCCCCAGAAGCGCGAACCGGTCTGGGTGGCTTTCGTGGTCGTCCCGTTCAGGCGCAACCGCAGGCTGACGGTACCCCGGTAGACCGGCGCCATCCCGAAAATGTTGATCCACTCGCCGTTGGTGCCGGACTCGTCATTGCGCTGGTAGAAGCTGGTGCTCGTCGACACCGCCGTCACCTGGTCGACGGTCGTGATCAGCAGCTGGGCCATCTCGCCCTCACCGACGACGACGCCGCCGGTCGGGGTCGTCAGGACCATGCCACCGAACATCCACCACGACGGCGCCTGCGCCAGCGGCTGGCGCCACAGCGAACTCCCCACCGTGAGGCCGCCGGTGTTGTCCCAGTCGATGGCGCCGACCGTCACCGACTGGGTGCCGGACAGGAAGCCGGACCCGTTCGCCGTCTGCCGCCCGATGAACGACGGCCGCGCCAGGAAGGAGCGCATCGGCGCCTGCTGTGCGCGGATCTCCTGGTCGACGTCGGTGGCCAGCCGGAAGGCGTCCTGCACGTCGGCGAAGTCGGACGTAAGCGGGTAGGGGAACCCCAGATTCTCGGTTGATCCAGTCATACGAAGTAGTCCGAAATCTTCACGGCCGAAAGGGCGGCGTAGTTGATCGTGTAGTTCGTCGCCGTGTTCGGGTTGATCGCCCCGGACGCGGTGACGGACACCTCCGGGTCGGGCGACACGATCAGCACTGAGGCGTGGACCGAACCGCCCTGCGAGTCAAGGTTCGCCTGCGACGTGTAGACCCGCAGGGAGGCGTCGGCGTCCAGGAACGGGCCCGACCCGCCCTGCACCGTCACCTTCCAGAAGTCGGCGGACGCGGCCGGGGCCAACTGGATCTCCAAGGTCACCAGCCAGATCCCCGACGGCAGCTGGAGCACCCCGTTGTTGTAGCCGAGGTCGGTGTCTGTGCCAACGTTGAATTCGGTGGTGGTCCAGGCGGGGAAGAAGACCGTCGCCGAGTTGACGACCGTGTTGCTGAGGCTGACCCGCACCCGGGGGAACAGGGCGGCCAGGTCGGCGTACGGGTCGAGGGTGATCGAGGCGGCGTCGATCGCGTCGGCCATCGACTCCAGGGCGGTCTGCTTCGGGTAGGCCACGGCCGGGTCGGCGCACATGGTGTCCGCAGCGGCGGGGATCGGCAGGCCGTACGTCATCGTCGCAACGTTTTGGATCTTGGCGGTGACCGCCCCCGGGACCGACGCCTCGTCGCGCGTGTAGATCCCGGCCCCCGTACCGGCCGTGTACTGCGTGTGCGACGCGTCCGTGGTCGACGCCATCCAGCCGCCCGGCTCGATGCTCCCGGCAACCCACAGCCTGCTCTGCAAGACGTTGGTC